TGGTGGAAGGTTGGTGGTATCGTGAGTACAATTAAAGTAGACACATATCTAACTCGTGGTGGTGCATCAGAGATAGCTATTGATAAACTAAAGGGTGCATCAAGTGCAAGTTCAATATCTGTGGTAGCAGAGGGTGGAACAAATACCACTAATATACAGCAAGGGTTGGCTAAGTCTTGGGTTTTAGGCTCTGATGCTGCTGCTCTAACTGACAGTTTTAACACTGCTAGTGGAACAGATAATGGAGTAGGAGACTACACATATACGTTTACAACTGCAATGTCATCTGCAAATTTTACCTCTCATGTGACTGGTATGCAAAATGCAAGAAGATATGGGTTTAGTGAAGCAAGAACTACAACAACTAATAGAATAGATTTTCGTGATGACAATGAAACATCAGCAGACTGTTCAAATTCTTGTGCAATACATGGAGACTTAGCATGAGTGAAATAAGAGCAGATAAACTACACAATGTTACAGGCGATAATGACAGTGGAATTGATTTATCTACGAATGACCAAGTAGATATTAAGATAGCAGGTAGTGTTAAGGCTAGGGTAAATTCTAGTGGCACTTTTATGATTGGTAGGACTGCAACAGGATATTCTAATACTGGGGCTCAATTTACTGCAAGTGGGGCTCAGAATATTTTTGTTGCCGATGGTGATTTTGCTTTAGGTCTTAATAGGCAATCAAGTGATGGTAAGATATTTGATATTAGGAAAGATGGCACTGCTCATGGTGGAATAGAAGTTGCATCTAGTGGTTCTACTTTAGATGTTTTTTTAGGTAATGAAACTAGGGGATTAAAATTTAGAGCCACATCTGTAATTCCAAGAGCAGTGAGCGATGGTTCTGCAAACGATGTTATGGATTTAGGTTCAAGTGCATCTAAATTTGATGATGTCTTTGCCACCAATGGTACAATTCAAACTTCAGATAAAAATGAAAAACAAGATATAGAAGAACTTAGTGATGCAGAAAAAAGAGTTGCTGTGGTAGCTAGAGGTCTTATGAGAAAATATAGATGGAAATCCAAAGTTGCTGAAAAAGGTGATAAGGCAAGAACTCACTTCGGTATTATAGCACAAGATTTAGAAGATGCTTTTAAGGCAGAGGGTTTAGATGCTAGTAAATATGCAATGTTCTGTTCTGATACTTGGTGGGAAAAAGAAGAAAAGTACACAGATAATGATGGTAAAGAACAAACAAGAATTATGGATTATGAAAAAGAAGAAGATGCACCAAAAGATGCAACTAAAATAACAAGATTAGGTGTAAGGTACAGTGAATTACTAGCCTTTATTATATCGGCTATATAGGAGTAGGTAATGGCAAACGGAACAATAGCATTTGATACATTACAGACAAGTGGACAGATAGATGGCACTGCAAGAAGCATAGATACTGATTATCTTTTGAATGGTAGTGGAAAGACTTGGGTCAATTACAATAGTAGCACTGCTATACGAGATAGTTTTAACATTAGTACCTTAGATGATGATGGAACAGGAGATTATACTGCTCATGTTACCAATTCATTTGCAAATGATGACTTTTCTGCGACAACAGGTGGTTCTAATGGTTCTGCAAGTGCAACAGCTTATTGTTTATCTACTTTTGACCATACAACCTCATCTGTTGAAATGGAAACTTTTTCTGTTTCTGCGTCATCTGTTGCTAAAGCAGATAGGGCTCAAAATAATATGGTGCTACACGGAGAACTCGCATGACAATAGAAACACCAGAATTTCAAGGCACACATCTTTGGGATAGATTGTGTTGGGCAAAAGAAAAGCTAGAG